ACCTTTCAAGCAGTTTGACATCGATTCTTGTATTCTGTGTTCTTTGATTTCTCCGTTGACTATCATCAACAGTGCTATTACCATTTCAGTCATGTCCGTTACCGTTTGCTCTTACCTTATCTTTCAGGGCCTCAAGATCTTCTAAAACCTTTTCCTGATTTTTTTGTAAAAATTGAATATTAACTTTATTGTGCATCATGTCCTCTATCCGTGTTTCTATTTGCTCTACACTCTTATACAGATCTTCGAGTAAAAATAACTGTTCTTGGTCTACGGGGACTTGCTCAGATTTTTTAAGTAAATCATTTTCGAATAACTCACGTGAGGTTTCTAACGATACCAACCTTGCCGTCAACTCGGTGTATGCAAACACGCCAGCTGCGACGAGCAAAATTAGAGAGGCAACCGTTTTCATCGGCATTTGTACAGCCGCTTCTTCAGATATGCTTATAGGTTTTTTACTCATTTCTTTTTCCTCATGTAATGATCTCCAGGTTCATAATTCCATTTCTTGCCATGATGACCTCTTATATCAGCATACCACATTCGTAATCTTACTATCCATTTACGTACAGGTCTAGGCATTTTTTTTCTTCTTACACTTACATCTTGGTCCAGCTAATTTGTTAGCTATCCATTCACATGCATTATCAATTGTTTCTAAAAATCTTATAATATATTTATCTAACATTTGGTTTTTCTTTAGGTAAAATTTCTATTTCAATTTCTTTATCCATTTTTTCTAATTCTTTTGTCATTTTAGCTTCTTCTTTAAGTCTAAGTTTTTCTGCTTTTCTGTCTGCTTTTTCTCTATCTTTTACACGTTTCATATACGTATTATAATCTGGTCTTTCATGACCATACTTAGCCCACAATGCCATGGCTTCAGCTCCAATTTTGCCGTCAATTGGACAGACAGTGCCCGCAGAAATCATAGATTCAAACACACGTTCATCCTGGCAGAGGATAGCCACGGCTGCTACACGCATGCCGAAGTCATTTAATATTCTTGCTAACTTTAATCGTTCACAATTTTTATCAATAAAATGTTTTCCACCGCTGATACCAAGGCCAAATGTTTGAACACCTAATGATCCACCTACTGCACATACATCTTGTGTCATAGAATTATATGACGGTGCTGATGATGTTGGTGGCGCTGATCTTATATTAGAATTAGATGTTGAATTAGTTGTTGTGTTAGATGATGATCCGGATTCATATGTTGTTGCTCCTCCAGTATACCCACCTTCAATACTTGTGTTGGAACCGCTAACGTTCGTCTGTGTTTCTGCTGAACGCGCTGGTCCACCAAAAAGTGCTAACAAAGTCATTAAGATAATTAATACACCTGTAAAATAATAGTTCATCTTGGTTGTCTCCATTATTTATCATTAACCTCATTTTCATATGTCTTATCATCATTTCTTACAGTGCACTCACAATGTTCACAGGTACAAATACCATATTCATCTGAATGTAATTCCATTACACAATGACAATCGTGATGACATTTTTGACACTGATCCATATTAACCGATCCAGTTTTTAACAATATTTGTTAACCAATTCCAAATTTTTCTAATTGGTCTTACAATCCATTTTTTAATCATCTTTTTTCTCCTCAATTTCGTAGAAAAAATCATCGGTATCTGATGTTTTCCATTTACCTGTGTCTTCTACATTCCACTCGTTAGTTTGCACTTTCCAATCAGGAGTTTCTTCTCTTACTGTAAAAGCAGGTAGATCCCAAATTATTCTGTTGTTAGGTTGTGCTGCAAAATTACCATCATCTAAGGCAATTATGTGAGCGCACTTATGCTCGTGCGGTATTTCCGAATGTTCGGTATCTAGTATATTACTCTCTGGATGTGCAAAGTCAATGGTAAATAGATAATTACCATGATGCCATTTTTTATCTTTGCCAATATACTTGCCTGCTGCGCTACTTAAAATATCCCAAAAAGTAACAGCAGGGTAATAAGAAAAACTATTCCAAAGTTCCAGTTCATCAAGTCTACGGGATGGAACAGACTCCGGTTGAAAACCACGTTGAATAAAAGCCGAAATTGGTAAACGATAAAAGATAGCACCATTTTCCATAATCGCGTGCCATAGTATAGCCATTCCGCTAACAGAGCTAATGCCGAAGATAATACAGTCTTCAACTTCTCCATGATGTTTTTTAAGATCATATAAATATTCCCTTTTTATTTGTGCGTAGATTGGTGGTATGTTTGCATTTAAGTAAGCCATATGTATTCCTCATTATTTTATTTCTCCCCAGTTTTTACCAGACTCGTAATCTACTTTGTTTGGTATCTCTAGATCAACTGCGGATTCCATTATATCTTTTATTTTTGCAGCTTCCAAGGGATTTATAACTGATATATCAAGTTCATCATGCACTTGTATATGCGGTGTGATGCCTTCTTTATGTAATTCCAACATTGCTTTCTTAGTCATATCTGCAGCAGACCCTTGAATTAATTTATTTAAAGCTTTGTATGTATAAGCACGCTTGATACCTGGCCCATGTTCCTGAACAGCTTGATCAAAAGGTAATGCTTTATGCATACCAAAACTATTTGGTTCCCATAAATGAAAACGACAAAGTCTACCAAGTAAAGTTCTTATTTGTCCCCGTTGCTGTGCTCTGTTAGATACAGATCGTGTAAGAGATTTAACAAATGGAACTCTTTCGTGATAAATAGAAAATAATTCTTCTGCTTTATCTTTTGATACACCTAACTCTGCTTGTAGTTTAGCTTTACCCATACCATAAAACAAACCTAGATTAATTGTTTTAGCTGCATCTCTTGGTATGTCTGCCATCTTAGCAACGATGGTGTGAAAGTCTGCGTCTCCAGAGTTATAAGCATCTTTAACATTAAAGACACTTGTGTCTTGATCAAGGGATGCGTAATGCACTACTAGTCTTGGTTCTTGTTGACTATAATCAAAGCATCCCCAATCGCAACCAGACTCAGGAATGAATAGGGATCTAATCATCGGTCCTAAATCTTTGTTGCGAGCAGGAATTTGTTGCAGGTTAGGATTAGAATAAGAAAACCTTCCGGTCACTGTTCCACCAGTATCTGATCTAATTTGATTTATATCAGCATGTATTCTACCCTTATGTTCATGTTTAATAATTGTATCTATAAATGTAGTATGTGCCTTGTTAATCTCTCTAGCTTTTGATATACATTGTACTAAAGGATGTTCATGAATAGAAAGAAAATTTTTAGTAAATGAAGGCGCTTGTGTTTTTGCTGTTCGTTCGTATTCCAAACCAAGTTTGTCAAAAACTTTGGCAATTGATCTTGCAGCCCATATTTGAGTTTCTATTCCTGTTTCTTTTTTTACTTTTTGGAGTAAGTTTTCTTCTTGTTGCGCTAATTGTTTCTTTATTGTATGAGCTTTTTGAACGTCCACTCTCACCCCAAGAAATCGCATATCAACCAAACAAGGAAAAAGATCAGTCTCTAAATTAAATATAGATTCTAAATCTTGATCCAATATTTCTTTTTGCATAACTTTCCATAATGCAAATGTTAACTCTGCATCACGTTCAGCATAATTACCAACATACATTGCTGGTAACTTCCACATGTCAGCTTTAGGATCTAATCCCCATTCTTTTGCTATTTGATTTAATTCTGTTTCGTTTTTACCTTGGCCACAATAATCCCAACCTAATGATCCAAGATCAAATCTAAATCTATTTTCATTAACTAAAGATGCTGCAATCATAGTGTCAACAATTCTTCCATTAACTTTTATACCCATAGATCTAATCCATGAAATATCATACATTGCATTGTGAAATATTTTTATAGCATCAGATTTACAAATGTCTGTAAACCATTGAATTACTTTACTTTTTTCAAGATTACCACCACCTTCATGATCAAAAGGAAAGTATCCTGAATAACCTTCTGTAGCTATTGCAATTCCTACAACTTTACCTTTTCCAACTACAGAACCCGATCCCATAGTTTTTAATTCTGGATCGTGTGTTTCTAAATCAATTGCAATCTCATCACAAAATCTTAAATCAGGAAATTCTGTTGGCTTAACCCACTCTGTTTGTGCTTTAAAAATAAATGGTTTCATTACTTATAGTCCCTTTCCTTTATCATTTCTAAATAATGTATAGCTTTATCTATGTCTTGTTCTTTTCCTTTCAGTGCATGTCTGCATATGTACTTTATAGCTGATCCCTCTGCAAATGGCAAACGATTCTCATTTATAAATTGACTTGCTTGAATTTTCATATCTTTGTAGTGAGATCCACCAATTTGTTTTTTATATGCACTCATATTTTAAACTCCTTTGATTTGTTTGGACATTTTATTAAATATAAATTTTTCATAGTTCTTGTTATACCTACATACCAAACACGATATTCTTCATCCTGTTTTTGTATAGATTTTTTTGTTCCTTTAATTGTATTTGCGGTTTCATTTAAAAGTAAAACAACATTAGTTGCTTCACCACCTTTTGCTCCATGTATTGTTGATACTTTTATTCTTGCATCTTTTGTTGGATCTTCATTATTAAGTAATAATAACTTCATATAAGTTATTTGACTATCAGATACATTATTAAATGCATCATACCATTTTAATGAAAGATTCATTGGTCCTTTTATTCTTTCTTTAATTCTTTGTAATTGTATGTCTGGAAGAACAACTTTTTTTTGTAATTGCGACCAGTATTGTATATCTTCGTATAAACTTTTTCCAATACTATTTCCCTGTGCAGATTCAAAAAATAAACCTTTCTTTTTTAAATAAGTTGGTATTGGTTTTAATAATGATTTAGTTCTAGTCAAAATTAACCAGTCATCTTTAGACATATCAATGTCAGATAATTTATATATTTCAAAAATATTTCCAAGTTCTTCTTTAGGAAA